TGTTGAGGAACCGAAACCGCGTACTCTCATACCTGTGGTAAGAAAGTTTCGCAGATTCATTCCGCTCACCAACCTTGTAGATGTCCTTGAGTGGCGCGTCAGCCAATACATTCGGTGCGAATGTAGAACGACTTATAGGACTGGGCGTTGGAGTCAACCCTTGAAGGGTGTCTCCCATATTAGGTTGCCACTTAATAGAACCGTAGAGAGTGTCATAGACATTCCATCGGGGGAAGAGGGCAACCTCGTTTTTAACTAGGTAGAAATCCAACTTATTAAAGTTGTTGGATACTGCCGTTGTAGCCATCGCTTGTGCGAGGGTACTACTAGGATCAACTGCTGTTACAGCCATAATGTTATAATATATTCAATTTTAAACGCAAGTTGTGATGCCCTTCACACGAGTAGCGTGGTATGCCCTTACCGTCAGAAGCAACTGGATTAGAGCAGGAACTCTGCCAACTTACAAGATAAAATCGCTCATTAAATCATCCATTGTAAACATCTCATCATCATCAGCCTTGGATGCCTTGGATGTTGGCTCACCTCGCAACATATCCTTCTTATTTCTAGTCTGTTTCTTAACCTTTTCAGTCAATTCTAGCTGTTGCTTGGCCATAATCTGATTATTTATCCAGAGATTTGTAGCCAACTCAGACATTGGATGGTTTGCAAAAACCTTAGGTAAAACGTTTAAAAACGTCTTACGCAGTTTATTGATGGATGTCTTGCCAAAGTTGGGTATGTCTATTGTTTTCTTACCCATCTCCTTATCCTCCAACCACTTAAACTGCTTTCTCTGCTCTTCTTCAAGCATCTGAACGGAGTCTTTATAGTTGGTTGCGTGGTTATGTTGTATTGATTGAGCGCGTTGACTAAAGGATTTACTCATAGTTTGTGCCTCTGTCAGCGCAGCTTGTACGTCAATCTCAGATTCTGCTGTGGGCTGGAACTCGTCGCGGCCATGCACAATCTTCCCATTTTTGTCGTAACCTTCAACAGAACGCCAGTTTTCACCATTTCGGATGGCCACAAGCTGTTTACGCCAGTGTGCCTTTTCTTGTGTTGCCTTGTCGTAATCTGTCACAAGTTGTTGATATTCCGGGTTAAGTGAGTAGGCTTCCGGGTGTGATAGAAGGTCTTGTGTCTCTTCTGCTGTAGACTTACCCGCCTTTAGCGTTTGAAGTTTTTTCGTGAAATGATCGTAAGCAGCATTAGACATCTGTTTGGCATATTGCTTATCCTCATCATCGAATCCCTCATATGTGCGGCCTTTTGGCTCGTCTTCTTTGTCATCCTCTTTCAAGGGATCACCAAGGACATCCTCAGTGGTCAGTTCTTCTGGCTCATCTTCTTCAGCCTCCTCCTTGTCTTCTTCAGCTTCATCAGCTTCCGATTCTTCTGACTCTTCAGGCTCTTCTGCTGGTGCTTCGGTCTCAACTGCTTCTTCATCCGATTTCTCCTCAACTGGCTCTTCAACTGGTTCCTCAACTGGTTTTACCGTATCAAGCTCGTGAGTATCAAGCTGATCGCCAATGTCTATCGTGCCAAAGTCAAACTCTTGCTCGATTGCTTCCGCTGTTTTTGTATCGGTCTTTGTCATGTATTATATTTATCGTTTCGTCTAGTACTTTTATTTGAGTTGCCACCATCCGAACGTCACCGTCTGAGACTGATCGTTTTGTGGCAAGATAACTAACATCCTTAACCAGCCGCTCCCGCTCCTGCCTGAGGAGCGATAGGAACACCTTGGTTGTTGGGTTGTCCACCCATTGCCCCCATGCTTGCTCCTCCAGAGCCGCCTTGGTCGCCTCCTGCAAGTGATTGGACTTGTTGTTGTATTTGCTGTATTTGCTGTGCATACGGTTGTGCTTCTGGCGTTAACTGGCCTGTCTGCGGGTCTATCACAAGACTCTGAACAATTGCCGATAGTTGTTGCAATAACTGAGTCTTAGTAGTATCTTGCTTCATCTGCGTCAGATATTTTGGCGCTTCATCGGGGAATAGCATCGTTAACATATCCTCCATGTAGATCATGGCTAGTGCGCTATTTTGCTGAATGACCGGCCACACCTGTAACATCTTCTGCGCCTTCTCCTGCCTCTCAACAACATCTGTGTCACCGGCTGGCTTGATGTTGTACTCGTGGTCAATAAAATAGTGCAGAGGGATTGTTGGCTCCAAAAGACCATCAATTACCCTAGACTTATAGATTTCCCAGCAATGCTCGTAAATCTTCTTGATCGAGATGCTAAACAAGGAGACTTGTGTTGCGGATAAAAGTTGGGCCTCCGCTGATGCCGTCTGAATCTCGGTGGCTGTCTTGCGACTGTCCTGACGATTCATCGCAGCGTAGTTCATCTGCGACTGCTCCTGTGAGTTCTGTGTCACAAGCGTCTGGATGGCTGAGAGCATCGTTGAGTTGGGCGGTGATAGCTGGAATTGCCTGACATTCGCATCAATCAACGCTCCCGGCACAAACTGAACGCTAGTTTGTTCGTTGCTCTGGTTGGGATCATCTGCATCTTTGGAGAAGTAGAAGTTTGACGCACGACGATGTGCTGTGACGAATGATGACATCAAGGAGCTAACTGCCTCTTGTGTGTGTTTGTCTAGGTAAGCACGACCCACACAATTCTTGATGGTCATATCCTCCGCTATCATGTAGTGAAATATGACGTAAGGATAATCTGTCTCATGAATCTCACCGCTCTCGTCTCGGCGACCCAAGAACAATGGGCGTGGCTTGCGTAACCATTCGTTGCATTTGGCTACACAAGACCACCCCACTTGAACTATCCCATTGTTTCGGAACATAACCTTCTCTATCTTAAATAGAGATTCAGTCTGTTCATTAACTGGGTCTTGCCCAACAAGTGACTCGACCTCTTTTGCACTAAACTCGCGAGTTTTTGTCATGTCTATCAGTTGTTCGCGAGTAAAGTAATGTCGATGCACCAACATACTACAAGATTGTATGTCGCGTGTGTCATCTGGAAATGCAAAGTCTTCGTAGTTTACAGCCTCAACAGCAAAGTGTCCGGGTTTTGTATCGTCAAACTGAATCTCAGCAGCACAATAACCGTGGAGCTGCATACAGTCTATCGTGCGGAAGAGTGGGATTTGCCAACCATCATATCGGCAGCGTTCTGTGAAATCACGCTCAAGTGGCCCCGTGTTAAACGCAGGGTTTGTTGAACTGGAGAAGATCGCAGTACGCCGTGAGTTGACTATGTACGAAACATACTTGGCCTGTTCACGACGAATATTACTGTCGATTATGTGCGTTGGTATGTAGATTTCGTCTGGAGCCAAGTAGCCGTCCCGACGTTCCAAATCTAGGTCTACATTTAAACGTCGCTGCTGCCTTTGATCCTGCGCTGTGACGTGTTGATTGTCACAAATATCAGCTAACCTGTTTATGTTAGTTGCTGCGTCCTGATAATTCTTGTAATTGTTGTATTTCATCGTGTAACCAGTTGTTTGTTCTTACATTAAAACCTTTACCGAAAGTGACTCGCGGCCTGTTTAGCCTTAGTTGCTTATGCTCGTATTTTTTAGTCTTGTTGATAGCCAACTTTTTCGGCTTTCTACCGCGATAGTCAGCAAATGCCAATACAAAAGCATCGGCTCTATCCGGCGAGACGTGACCTTTTGACCGCGCCTGTTTCTTACTCTCAAGCTGAAGCTTATTTTGTGGGGTGACTACATAGTATCGAGAAGCCAGTTGCTTGCGTAGTTTGGTCTCACGCGGGACTATGATGTCACCATACTCTATAAGCTTGGCTACGCTAAACCAAAGTTCAGCACCACGATTCAAGTAGGCAAGGCTGTTGTATGGCTTGGCTTGGTTTAAGACGTATTTGATGTCCCAATTAACCCTTAATTGATCCAAGATGGGCTTACCTAGACCACCAGCATCACCGTAGATTGTCTCTAGTTTGTACTTTCTAAACAGGAATTCAAGGTGGTCAACGAGGGCAACGGTGTCTTTGAAGTTGAAGGCTTCTACGGCAAGCGTTTTGTTTCCATTCCTAACGACGAG